TCTGTAACTGGCTTTCTCAAGCAGCACGGCACGGACGGCATCTTGCGTGTTGGGGCCGTCACGACCCTGAACAACGGCTCTGCGCAGTACGATTTCGACCCGGCCTACCGAATCCCGGAAAAGAACTGTGTTGGGGCTACGGCCATCGGGGCTGCGGGCAACAATGCCGTCAGCACCTTTTTCAACCTCATATTGATCAAAAATGTCGGGTATTGACCGACCCATTGCATAAGGAGAAACCCTCATGGCTTCGACGTACACCCAAATCAGTGCCAGCACTCAAATCAAACCGATGGCTGCGAAGCTGAAGGGCATTTTTGTGAGTGCTGCGTCCAGCACCCCCACGATCACCGTGTACGATTCACCGGATTCGGATAACACCGACCCCAAGATTCTCGACACGTTCACTCCTGTCGCGGGCACCAATTACAACTTCTTTGACGGCATGTACACCAACAAAGGACTGTATGTGGTGATCTCTGGCACTGTATCCTGCACCATTGCATACGAATGACAATTCGTGTGTAATACAAACTGTACCGGCCCAGTAGACCGGGGTTCCTTTGGAACATGCAATGACTGATGAAGTCCAAAACCTAGCGGAAGTTGACTCCGCGCCAGCGCCCGAGGTGACGGCCACCACGGACAACGCTACAAACGCGCCGGAAGTCGCTGACCAGAGCAACGAACAAGTCGAGGAGAAAAAGTTCTCTCAGGCCGAACTCGATGCGATGATCGGCAAGCGCCTCGCAAGAGAGCAACGTAAGTGGGAACGTGAGCAGCAAGCCAAGCAAGCAGAAATGCAAGTGAGGCAGTCGGTGCCGTCAGAGTTGCCGCCTGTTGACCAGTTTGAATCTCCTGAAGCCTATGCGGAAGCATTGGCGATGAAGAAAGCCGAAGAACTGATCGCACAGCGCGAACTCCAAAAGCAACGCGCTCAGATTGAAGACGCCTACGCTGAAAGTGAAGAAGAAGCCCGTGGCAAGTACGACGACTTTGACCAAGTTGCCTACAACCCGCAGCTTCGCATCACTGATGTGATGGCCGAGACAATCAAAGCGTCCGACCTCGGACCTGATCTGGCCTACTGGCTGGGCAGCAATCCGAAGGAAGCTGATCGCATCTCGCGTCTGTCGCCACTCCTGCAAGCGCGTGAAATTGGGAAGATCGAAGCCAAACTTGGTGCCGAACCTCCCCAAAAGAAAACCACGTCTGCGCCAGCACCGATCAAGCCGGTGACTGCCCGTGCAACGAACCCCGGTGTCACTGACACCACCGATCCTCGGTCTGTCCAGACCATGAGTGCATCGGAATGGATCGCGGCCGAGCGTCAACGACAAATCGCCAAAGCACAGGCACTCCGCAACCGTTAATTAGGACATTTCAATCATGGCAAACAGCCTTCTTACCATTGACATGATCACGCGCAAATCTCTGGAAATTCTGGAGAACAACCTCGTGATCACCCGCAACGTGAACCGCCAGTACGACGACAGCTTCGCTGTTGAAGGTGCAAAGATCGGTTCGACTCTGCGTATCCGTCTGCCTGACCGCGCTCTGGTGACTGACGGTGCCGCCCTGCAAGCTCAGGACGACAACGAACAGTACACCACCCTGACCGTGGCATCGCAGAAGCACGTGGGCATCAACTTCACCTCTGCCGAACTGACCATGCAGTTGGACGACTTCGCAGAGCGTGTTCTGAAGCCTCGTATCAGCCAGTTGGCCTCCACCGTGGACGCTGACGTTGCCAACGCATTCAAGCTGATCGGCAACTCTGTCGGCACTCCCGGCTCGGCTCCCGCCACCGCTCTGGTTCTGCTGCAAGCCCAGCAGAAGCTGAACGAAAACGCAGCCACCATGTCGCCGCGCTACGCTACCGTGAACCCCGCTGCCAACGCTGCGCTGGTCAACGGTCTGTCCGGCTTCTTCAACCCGACCGATGTAATCTCCCGCCAGTTCAAGAACGGCATGATGGGTGAGAACGTGCTTGGTTACGAAGAAGTGAACATGAGCCAGTCGATCAAGTCCTTCACCGTGGGTTCGCGTACCGCTACTGGCGGCACCACCTCCGCTGCTGTGACCGCTGAAGGTGCAACCACCATCGCTATCACTGGCGCTGGCAACGCTGCCACCATCAAGGCTGGCGACGTGTTCACCGTGGCTGATTGCTTTGCTGCCAACCCCCAGACCCGCGAATCCACCGGTTCGCTGTTCCAGTTCGTCGCTCTTGCTGACGTGACTCTGGGTTCCAGCGGCGAAGGCAGCATCACTGTGGCTCCGATGTACTCCGGCAGCAACGCTCTGGCAACTGTCGTGAGCCTGCCCGGTAACAGCAAGGCTGTGACTTTCGTGGGCGCTGCTTCTGGCACCTACGCTCAAAACCTCGTGTACCACCGTGACGCTATTGCGTTCGCCACTGCTGACTTGCTCCTGCCTCAAGGTGTGGACATGGCTGCTCGTGCCGTTCACAACGGTATCAGCCTGCGTGTGGTTCGCCAGTACGACATCAACAACGACCGCATGCCTTGCCGTGTTGACGTTCTGTACGGCTACAACACGATTCGTCCGCAAATGGGTTGCCGCATCTGGGGTTAACCCTAAATACCCCCGGGAAACCGGGGGTGTTCCGAACATCTTTTTGAAAGGAAATCATCATGGCTCTCCCTAACGGCGCAGGCGGTTATCAAGTCGGCGCAGGCAATCGCTCTGAAGCTCTCATGGGCGCTTTTGCCGCTCCTCAAACCGCTACTTCCACGGCTACTCTGACTGCTGCCCAGATCACTGGCGGCATGCTGGTTGCCAACCCATCGACATCGGCTGCAACTTACACACTGCCGACTGCTGCTTTGATCGACGCTGCTGTTCCCAACGCGACTGTTGGTAACACGTTCGATCTGAACATCGTCAATACTGGCACGTCTTCGGGCGCTGTCACGCTGGCGATGGGCACTGGCGTCACTGACGGTGGCAATGCTGCTGTCGCTGTTGCCATCACTTCCAGTGCTGCTTTCCGGTTCCGTAAGACCGGTGACGCATCTTGGACGGTCTACAAGATTGCCTAACTCTTGAGCAAGAAGTAAAACGGGGCTTCGGCCCCGTTTTCACATGGAGATTTCAATGAACGTCGTACTCGTACACCCCATTCACGGTGCCAAGGTTGCCATCAACGAACTGGAAATCGAACAGGATGAAAAAGAGGGCTGGACACGCTACAATCCTGATACGCCCGTCGAGGTGGCACCAAAAGCAGACAAGCCTGTTCGCAACAAGCTGTCCCGCAAAGTGACCGAACAACCCATCGAACAGCCCAACGAAGTCCCTTCTTTCCTGACTTCGGCAAGCGACGAATCCGAAGGAAACTGACATGGCAACGACCGCTGGCGATCAAATTAACCGGGCATTGCGCCTAATTGGGGTGCTTGCCGAGGGTGAAACTCCGTCAGCGGCGACCAGTCAAGACGCCCTTCTGGCAATGAACCAGATGATCGACTCGTGGAACACCGAGCGGTTGTCTGTCTTTGCCACTCAAGACCAAGTTTTCAGTTGGCCCGCAGGTGAGATTCGCCGCACCCTTGGCCCCACTGGTGACTTTGTGGGCAACCGCCCTGTACTGCTGGACGATGCAACCTACTACAAGGCCCCCAGCGGCGTGTCGTACGGCATCAAGTTCATCAACCAAGATCAGTACAACGGGATTGCGGTAAAAACCGCAACGTCTACCTTCCCGCAGGTCATCTTCGTCAACGAGACATATCCTGACGTTGAGATGTTCATCTACCCCAAACCTACACAGGTTTTGGAGTGGCATTTCATCTCGGTTGAGGAACTGACAAAACCCGCTGCACTGACCACAGAACTTCATTTTCCACCGGGTTACATGCGGGCTTTCACGTATAACTTGGCGATGGAAATCGCGCCCGAGTTCGGTGTTGAGCCTTCGCCACAGGTTCAGCGTATTGCCATGACGAGCAAGCGCAACCTCAAGCGCATCAACAATCCGAACGACATCATGAGCCTGCCTTATGGCATCGTGGCGAACAAGCAGCGGTTCAACATCTACGCAGGAAACTTCTAATGAAGACCCCGATTCTTGGTAGCAGCTATGTGGCCCGCAGCGTCAACGCTGCGGATAACCGCATGGTCAACATGTACCCAGAACTCGTGCCTGAAGGTGGTAAAACCGCAGCATTTTTGTCGCGTTGCCCGGGCTTGAAACGACTGGTTGCTGCTGGCAACGGACCAATCCGTGGGTTGTGGGTGCTTAAAGAGTATCTGTACGCAGTCTCCGGCGACACTTTCTACCGACTCAACGTCATCGGTAATACGACCCGCTGGCGCGTCAAACCCTTGGGTACTGTCACTGGCAGCGGCCCCGTGTCCATGTCGGACAACGGCACCCAGATTTTTATTGCTTGCAACCCAGATGGGTTCATCTACAACGCCACCACCGAAGTGTTTGCCCAAATCACTGACCCGGACTTCCCCGGCGCTGTGACGGTGGGTTTTCTGGACGGTTACTTTGTCTTCAACGAACCAAACAGTGGTCGAGTGTGGGTGACATCGTTGCTCGATGGTCTGTCGGTTGATCCGCTTGACTTTGCAACCGCCGAGGGCAACCCGGACGGTCTGGTGTCGATCATCGTAGACCACCGCGAGGCATGGCTTTTCGGTACCAACTCCATCGAGGTTTGGTACAACGCTGGACTGCCCGACTTCCCGCTGCAACGTATCCAAGGTGCGTTCAACGAGATCGGCTGTGCAGCCCCTTACTCGGTTGCCAAGCTGGATAACGGCATCTTCTGGCTGGGGTCTGACGCCCGGGGTCGAGGCATTGTGTACCGTGCCAACGGGTACACCGGTCAGCGCATCTCCACCCATGCTGTTGAGTGGCAAATCCAAGAATACGGCAACTTGTCGGATGCGATTGGCTACACGTACCAGCAAGATGGTCACGCCTTCTACGTGCTGATTTTCCCCAGTGCGCAAACCACTTGGGTCTACGACGTGGCAACGCAATCTTGGCACGAACGGGCTGGCTGGGAAAACGGAAACTTCGTTCGCCATCGGTCCAACTGTCAAGCTGTCTACGATGACCAGATCGTCGTCGGTGACTTTGAAAACGGCAACATCTATGCGTTCGACCTGAACGAGTATTCGGACAACGGC